TTTGTGGTTTTCCTAGCATGAAATGAGCAAAAAGTCAAGTCTTTTTTTGAAAAAAAAATTTGGGGATTTTCTCCCCAAATTCTCCTATTGGCTCTAGGCTACAAGTTCCCAATCTTTAGCATGGTAAACAGTAGCACCCAAATCCTGAAGTGCCTTTAAATTATCTTCGTTATCATCAATAAAGATTTTTTCATATTTCTTATATTGTGGTAATTGAAATAAATATCGGCATTGTCGTTGCTTTAAAATCGAATCCTTAAAATTACAATTTTCAGGTCTTGATATGACTCTATCATTCCAAATATTGTGCAAGTGCAAAAAGTCAAAATCGTGTTGGCTCATTTCTCTAGCTGTGCAAATAATAACCATGTCGCCATTTGTGTAAGCTAGTTGCAATTGAGCAAATAGAGGAAGTAGCGTATCAGTAAAAATCCAATCTTTTGTGCTTCTTGCTCTCCACATATCCAAATTAATAGAGCCATCAAGATTAACGATAGCTCTATGTGAGCTATCAATAATCGTGCCGTCTAAATCAAAAATCCAAATTTTAGGATTTTCGTTTTGTATTCTGTATGTCATATTAGTTTTTAATATCATAGTGAAACCCTCGTATATTGTGCAATCATCATCAGAACAGTTATTCCAAAAAGTTCCCATTGATAATTAGAAGCTGAATAAATCAGCATATTAATATTCCCAATCCCAACAAAACAAATAGCTTTCTCTTTGCTAAGTGGTTTAATTCCTTGTAATCCAAGAAAGATTAAAAAGAGTGAAAAAACGAAAAATACCATTTCATAATTCATGATTTATTCCCATTCATATAATGCCATTCTCTATCGAAGTTTTTCGCCTTGTCAAAATCTTCTTTAGTAGTAAAACCATTTTTTACGAAATCGGGAATATCTTTTGATTTCTTGTAAATATTCCCATTGCTATCAAAAGGAAATTCCTTTTGTATTACTATTTTTTTATTTGGCATATTTTATTCTCCTTATTTATTTAACCAATTTATAATTAAATCGTCTTGATATAATTTCTTTTTCATAGCGTGAACGATTCCTTGCATAGTTTTAGGTGACATATAATACCATTCGGTATAACCCTTACCCAAATTTTTATCCATTAATCTATGCTCTTTCCATTTTTTCATTAATTGCTTTTTAACCAATTTTTCTAAAGAGGGTGCTAAAAATGTTTCGATTTTTTCTATTATCTCAACGTCTTTTTCTCTCTTTCTCCATTTGCCTGAAAAACCAAATCCAACAATCCTTTTTTCTAATTCTTGTTCTGTTTCTCCAATCTTAGTAATATATTCATTGCTTCGATTTTTCAAGGCTACGATATAAATTTGTTGCATTATATCGGCTTATAATTAGCTTTCACCCCAAGAGCAATAGCAACATTCTCAATGTCTATTTTAGTAGCCCTTTCAAGTGCTGGTAATTTAATTCCTTTCTGTTCTGTTATTACCTTAACCATTGCTGATTTTGTTAAATCAGAATAGTAAGTTTCTTTTTCAGTTTTCTTTTTTATCAATGTCATTTTTTCTCCTTTTAATAATGTTGATGCAAATATTATAGCAAAGTGACATTTTTTTGTTGGGGATAAGTTGTGGATAAGTGATAAAAATAAATAAAATTTTTCTTGACATTTTACCAAAAATCGTGTATGAGATTCATCAAAATTTCTTGTCACAAAAGTTGACAAAAACGCGAACATGGTTTAAGATATGTTTATATCTTAAACAAGATAAACAAATAAACATATCTTAAACCACGAACGATTTATTGAACAGACCAAGCCCAACAGGGCTTTATTTTTTTATGAAAAAAACGCTTGACATTTATTCTCAGATATAGTAAAATCGGCGCCCCAAATGAGAATGATTCTCATTTAGGGTTTTGTTATATTCCTCTAATTCCTAATCTATTGAATGTTTGTTGCTCTTCTTTTTCCATAGAGTCATACCAAGCAGTGTCATCGTTTGAATATGGAAGGTATCCATTAGTGTCTAATAGAAATCCAATCTGCTCCCAAGTATACCAATCTTGTTCAGGAATATTCTCAATAAAAGAATATTCAAATTCATCGTTCTCTTCAATCTTCATATACCAATCTTCTTCATCTTTGCTATGATTATAAGCCAACATTAACATAGGAATATTGTGAAAAGAATAGAGAGCATCAACCATTTCAAAAGATTTATCTAATTCGTCAGCTAAATAGTTTCTAGTCCAATCATGGTCAGGTGCTATCTGCCCAAAGTATTTAATATCGTTGCCATGTTTTAATTTATATATCATAATTTATCTCCTATAAAAATTAAATTGTAGCATATAAATTAATTAAATAAAAGTGTTGACAATTTAAAATAAAAAAGAGTATAATTAAATTATGAAAATATTTAAAAAACAATTAACAATAAAAACAAGGTTTAATCCTGCAAATCTTGAAGATGTGAAAGCATTTGAAAATGCTTGTAAAATCTTAGAGAAACAAGGGATTGAATTTGAAAAGGGTAGTGAGACAGTTGCTACAGAATTTGGCAAAAAATTATATTTTAGATATTCTTTAATAACAGATATAATTATTTGGATTGTTATCCCTTTGGTTAGTTTAATTATTTTAATATAAGGAGAAAATAAAAATGGGAAAATTAACAATAACTAGTGATAATATTAATGGCGTTATAGTTCTAAGAGGTAAAATGTCATGGATACAACAAAGAGCAGTAGCCTATAGAAAAAAAGGTTGTAATGTTCTTATACAATGGGAGCAAAAATAATGGTGACAGAACAACAAAAGAAAAACAGAGAAGCAATCGAAAGAGCAAAGCAAAAAGTAATAAGATATGTAAATGAAAATGATATGATTGTTTTTTATTTGCTAGGCTTGTGCTTTTTGTTTATGGTAGGTTGTCTAGCTGTAGCAGTTAGTTAATCGCTAGGGTGGGGGGTTATTAGACCCCCTTACCCGTCAGAGCTCTGACTCCCCCTCACGTACGACTTTTGGAAATTTTAAAGACTTGTAAAAAGACGCGAAAGATTACATCATAATGATGGATAACAAAAATATTTCTTGACACAAGTATTAAAATTTGATATAATTCATATATGAAAAATGAAATAGTAACCAAAATGAGTCCAGAGGGTCTAGAAATAGCTAACAACTATCTAGAACTTGGAAACATACAAGCAGTATGCCTTCGCATGAAATTAGACGAGAATACCGTTCAAGAATATTTAGGAAAACGGGAAATAAAAGCATACATAGATCAAGTGTACTTAGACACAGGTTACAGAAATAGGTTTAAGCTAGCAAACACACTCGATGATATAATTGATAAAAAATTAGAAGAAGCTGACGAAAGTCAAATTTATACTAACAAAGACCTAGCGGATTTATTACAAATGGCGCACAAGATGCGCATGGATGAAATCAAAGCGATGGCAGAACTAGAAAAAGCAAAAACCTCTAACGTCAAAAATCAGACGAATGTACAGATCAACGAACTCCCATTTGGGCAAGGTAACTACGGAAAACTTATGGAGAAGTTGTTGAAATAAATGTACGCATATATGAGGGACGAAGAAATGCAAGAACTTAGCACATATTGTAATGAAGGCCTTAAAGCCGACACAGTATTAAAAAATGGGCACTACGGTGCCAGATTCTATGACAAACATGGAGTCATAATTAAAACAGAAATTTACAAAGGACATAGTGAAACTTACGCAGAAAATGCAGCAGAAAACTATGTATTCGGAATAAAAGTTGTATAGTAAAGAAGTAGTAGAAAGATTCGAGGGAGTACTAAACTCCCCGAAACAATTTAGTGTAGGTAGGTTTGATCCTAAAGACCCTACTGTAGCTACTGGTATGACAGGAGCACCCGCTTGTGGTGATGTCATGAAATTACAACTTAAAATAGACCCAGGCAATAATAGAATTGTTGATGTTAAATTTAAAACATATGGATGTGGGTCAGCAATCGCGTCTTCCACAATGTTCGTAGAAATGTTAAAAGGAAAGACGATAGAGGAAGCTAAGTTAATTAAAGATAAAGATATTGCAGAGGCACTACAGTTGCCTCCAATAAAACTGCATTGTTCAGTTCTTGCCGAAGATAGTATAAGTAAAGCTATTGAAGACTGGGAGCAAAAATGTGGAAAGAAATTAATAAAATCATGAAAAGAGGCAGACTTGATAAAGTCGTCAAACTCATGTATGGAAAAAAGAAACGTGCTAGAAATAACAAATGAAGCGTATACTAAACTTGTACAGAAAGCGAGCGATAAAGACAACTTTGTTTTTAGACTTGGTCTTACTGGGGGCGGCTGCGGCGGTATGGAGTATCGTTTTGATTTTAATAGTGAAACTTATTCAGATGATTTGGTACTGGATTGGGGGCGTATAAGATTTAGAGTTGACCCTCAAAGCGCACCTTATTTAGAAGGAATAACAATAGATTGGAAAACAGATGGACTTAATGAACAATTTACATTCAACAACCCAAGAGAATCATACAGATGTGGATGCGGAGTTAGCATCGGCTTCTGAAGACGCAGCGACTGCAATGCAGAAAAAAGCATTACAGATTGTTAACTTAGCACCTTCAGAAAGCTGGGTTGAAAAACTACATGATGTGCATCCAATGAAGCAAATTACGTATGCTTCAATAGTTCAAGTTACAATGTTTGGTTTTATGTTGTTTATGTTTTGGACTATAGGACAATTTGTATGAGTGAAGTTTTTGACATAATAGGACAAGTAGGAGCGCCTATAGCAGCAGCTATATTTATGGGTGGATTTATATTTCTCATCATTCGCAAGATTATGGATGATGTAGTTGGAAATACAGAAGAAGTTAAAGGCATCTCAAAGATGCTTATTACACGAATCAAAGTTATGAATAACGATATCATTAAAATTGATATGTCAGTCTCTAGCGCACTTGGTCTTACTCCAGACTTGGATAAGATTGCAAGAGCAGAAAACTTCGTGGAATCTGGGAGTATTGATGCAAGACGTGATTGATGCAATACAACAGTTCGGATTTCCGATTGTAGCGATGGTAGGACTTGGATACTTTGTATATTTTGTTTGGACTACCGTTACAGAAAAGATAGACCCTGCAATTGAAGAAATGAAAATGACAATTCTTAGTCTGATAGACCAAATAAGAATGTTAGATAATGACATGATTCGACTGCAAAAGAAACTGGACACAGTTTTACAATTAAAAGAAAATGAACGAAGGAAAGGTAAATAATAGAATTGCAAATATAGTCGTTGGTATTATATTCGTACTTATGACTCTACTTTTTGTAGTAGAATTAAGAGCAGACGAAATCAAACACAAATTTAAAAGCCCTTCATTTAGTGGAGTTGGAACATCCTCTCACTACTTGACAATTGACTCGCAAGAGATATCAAAGAAAGACGCACTCAAAGCTGAAATAAAAGCTTTAGCAGACGCAGCAAAGAGAGAAGAAGAAAATACAACTCTCGCAAGATTTATAAAGAATTTTGAAAGTAGAATATATGCACAGTTATCTAGACAGTTGGTTGACCAGCTATTTGGAGAAAACCCTGCAGAAGAAGGATCATTTCAGTTATTCGATAATTTAATTACTTGGACAAGTGATGGAGTTACAATAACAATGACCATATTTAATGAGGCAACTGGTGAGACAACTACTATTACTGTTCCTATTGGGGACTTTGGTTTCTAGTTGTGCAACGCACAACGGTTACATATCTCCATGTGTGACTAATCCCCAAGCGGACTACAAAGACCTAGTTACAATTGTGAGAGAAGCAAAATGCTTTTCAGGGTCAGCCGTACTTGAAAAACCAGTTACCAAAGAAATTCAAAATTTACCATTACCAGCAAGAACGCCCGTTGTTGCTATCTATAAGTTCGAAGACTTAACAGGACAAAGAAAATCAAGAGATGGAATTGCAGATTTCTCAAGCGCTATGACACAAGCCCCAGAGGCCTACCTCATACGTGCATTGAAGACTTCTGGATTCTTCAAAGTAGTAGAAAGAAAAGGACTAGATCATTTAACGAAAGAGCGTCAGTTAATTCGTTCTACTCGTGAAAGATTTGATGAGGAAGACAAACAGTTACCACTGCTGTACGCTGGAATCATCATTGAAGGGGGTATTGTAGATTACAATACAAATGTATTAACCGGGGGTGCTGGAGCCCGCTATTTAGGTATAGGAACTTCTAAGCAATATCGTGAGGATACAGTGGTGGTATCAATGAGGTTAGTTTCTGTGAGTACAGGGGAAATCTTATTGGACATCCTTACTTCAAAAGCAATCCTTTCCGTGGGAGTAAGTAATGACTATTTTAGATTCACTACTGAAAATGACTTGGTGGAAGTCGAGAGTGGAAACTCTATGAACGAACCTAAGTTTATTGCTTTACAAGCAGCTATCGAAACTTCGGTAACTGAACTTGTACGAAAGGGACAGGAGAAAGGGTACTGGAAGTACTATTTGGGAGAATAAAATGAGGATATTAATAGCCTTGTTTTTATCAGTTGGTCTGTTCGCAGACAATGAAATCTATATTGACCAAACAGGTAATAATGCTGCCATAGACTTGGAACAACTTGGAGGCTCTAATATAATTGGAGGTGAAAATGCAGTTTCAGGAACAATGACAGCAGCAATACTAAATGGTCTCAATATGACACTCGACATCAATCAAATAGGAAGCTCCAATAAGTTTTTAACCGATGGAATACTTGGTGACAGCTTTACTGGCTTCTTTGAGTTTGATGGAGATTCAAACGAATGGAATTTTAGCATGGATACGTCTGGGCTAAATACTGCAGATAGCAATGATATAAACATTGATATCACAGGTTCATTCAATATTGCAGATATAGATATAGCAGAAGTCTCAGGAGCAAGTTACTTGGACATTGATTGGATTATTGATGGTGATAGTAATGACGCAACCGTTGACATTGATGCGGATTACGCTACAATGTTTATGGACATTCTTGGCGACAGTAACACTTTAACTTTTATCCAATCTGGATATGGAGCTAGTTCATCAGATGCAAAGTATTTCTATCTTGATTTAGATGGAAGTAACAACAACATGACGTTGAAACAACAATCAACGTTAGCAGCTGACTGGTTGAAAATTGAAAGTAATGCGTCTAATAGCAATATTTGTGTTATTCAGAATGATGGTGGTACTACCACTACATGCTGATATAGGAAGCATTACAGAACAACGTGGAGTAGGGCAAGTCTTAAGAGACAAGCCCTACCAAACGGACTTAGGATTTGACATTCAGCAAATGGATGATGTGCGTACAGCTAATGGGCGATTAGGTATCACATTCATAGATGATAGTCAAGTTCGACTCACCGAGCATAGTAAACTTATAATAGACAAAGTAATCTTTGACCCTGACCCAAGCAAGTCAGAAATGTCAATGAAGTTTGCAAGTGGAACAGCTCGTTTTATCACTGGTAAGATAGGAGCAATCAATAAACAAAATATAAAGATTGAAACACCTACTTCTCAAATAGCTATTCGTGGAACAGATTTTACTGTTACCGTAGACGAATTAGGGAGAAGCTTAGTCATATTATTACCAGACACAACTACGGGACTTCCCTCAGGCGAGATTGTAGTAGCAACCGCTATGGGAGAAGTCGTATTAAATAAACCGTATGAATCTACCGTTACGAGTATGTGGGAAAGTACACCAACTTCACCCATGATTTTAGACCTATCGCTAGATATCATAGATAACATGCTCATTGTGAGCCCACCTAAAAAAGATGAAGAAGAAACTGCAGGACAGACTAGAAGTGATGACTCTAATGACAATATTCTTGATATCGACTACCTCGCTTATGACGGGTTAGATATTGACTATTTTGCAGAAGACGATTTAGCTTTTAATGAACTAGATATAGATTATTTAGATGTGAACTTTCTCGAAGACTTATTAGAAGTTATAGAAGAATTAGACGCACTCGCAATAAAAGAAGATAAAGGCTCACAAGCTTTTTCTGAGATTGATATACAAGGAACACTATTTGGGCAAGACCCAACAACACAGATAATTACTTTTGGTGACGCAGAAAAGATAACACTTATTCGTAGCGTTAGTCAAAGTGTACAACTCGATCTCAACGGTGAGACAAGCTATAACATAATAATTGAACAAGATGGAAAAAGCTATAACATTATTCTTAATTCTGGTGGGACTTCCTCTATTCGGATTCGACAAGGCTCAGGTTGAGGCAGACGCTGAACTTATAAGACTCGCAGAAGAAGAAAATAGAATATTTAAAAACATAAATTGGCAAGACGAAGCGAGTCCTGCACAGTGGTATGCATTTTATACTCTACAAGCGTTAGATGTTTATAGTACTTATCGTGGACTAAAGTATGACTGTGTTAAAGAAGCAAATCCACTATTAGGAGAACACCCAGGAGTACTTCACATGGTTACACATAAAACAGTATTCTTATCTCCGATTTGGGCGTTACGACACGAAGGAGTATGGACAAAACAAGATTTAGCATGGTTAAATAGCACAGGAACTTTAGTTCTTTATAATAATTACAAAGTATGGGATAAAGCACACACAAGATGTATCAGAAGATAATAACAATAATACTATTTATGGGATTACTTATTTGGAATCCTGGTATCATGCAGAGACTCGAACTAATTGGTTACGACTATCTGATTATGAATACCGAACCAGTACAAAACGAAAACATTCTTATAGTAGATCTTGATGAAGAATTACTAAAAGTATATGGAGGCTGGCCGCTTCCTAGGTCTTTGTATGGAGACTTGATAACAACAAGTAGTGCCATACCTGGATTTACAGTATTAATGCCAAACCCCGACCTTCGTGGCAAAGATTATGATAAATACATGGCAATGAGAATGCAGTATAAACCAACAGTCCTTGCTAGTGCAGCATCGACACAAGTAACTGGAATCAATCCTCATGTAGGAACTGCCCAGTTAGGAGAGGATCCAACACCATGGCTATATCAATACCCAGGAATTTTACCTACAGAACCCACGCTGGCGTCAAAGGCAAAGGGACTAGGAGTAGTAACCGCTACGCCGGAAATAGACGGGGTTACTCGTCGTATTCCCCTAGTCGTAAACGTGCAGTCAAAACTCTACCCGAGTTTCGCCTTGGAACTCTTAAGAGTCGCAGTAGGCGATCCTTCGTACCAGCTAAAAACAACACCAGAAGGCGTGCAATGGGTTAGAGTCCCAAATTACCCCTTAATGAATACAGATGCGAATGGTCGTATCTTTTTAAACTGGAACACAAAGTTCTACAAGCAAACAGGATTGGAGTTTATGGAGAATCCTATAGAAGCTCCATTCGTTATCTTCGGCACAACTGCAGAGGGTATAACAAACCCTGTGCCGACCCCTGCGGGGCCTAAGTACCCTCATGAAATTCAAGCAAACATACTTCATAATCTTATTACTGGCACTGCTCCATCCCAGCCAACTTGGGCTACAGGAGTCGAAGTACTCGCAACCTTTCTCGGACTATTACTACTCGCCTTTGCCACAAGGAGTGTGTATCTCTCCATTCCAGCACTCGGACTCATTGTCGGTGGTAGTATTGGTGGAGCCTGGTATTTATATCAATCTTCCTACTTGTTTGACGTCACAGGAATCGTAATACTCTCGGTTGGCTTTTGGAGTATTCATACATTCCTGAGTTTCTTATCCGAGTATCGTCAGAAACTTCGAATCAAACAACAATTCGGGACATACGTAAGTCCAGACTTAGTAAAAAAATTACAGGAAGACCCAACATTACTGAGATTGGGTGGGTCAACGGAACAACTAACTTTTCTTTTTTCGGATATACGAGGATTTACTCCCATCTCTGAAAAATACCAAAAAGATCCACAAGGACTTACGAGGCTGATTAATCGTTTTCTTGACAATCAGACTGAGATAATTCTTAAGCATGGAGGTACAATAGATAAGTACATGGGAGATTGCATCATGGCATTTTGGGGCGCTCCATTGCCTGACGAAAATCACATAGAAAATGCAACAAAAGCGGCTATCGAAATGAGAATAGCCTTGGAGAAATTAAATGAAACACTCGCTGAAGAAGGATTGGATAGAATTAATACAGGTGCTGGAATCAATTCTGGGGCGTGCGTTGTTGGTAACTTTGGCTCTAGTACACGTTTCGATTATAGTGTCCTTGGCGATGCTGTTAATCTCGCTGCTAGGTTAGAGTCTAGTTGTAAAGAATATGACGCAGACTTAATAATATCTGAGTACAGTTTAGTAGATGGTTATGATTATGAGTTTCTTGACGAGGTTACTGTCAAAGGTAAGTCAGAACCTGTAAAAATCTATACCATACGAAAATAGTACTTGACATCAGGTTGTTATTTTGATATAATTATCATGTATTTAATACAAAAGTTTATAGGAGACAGCAATGGATGCTGAGACAGTAGCAAAAAATCTTGAAAAACATGAAGCAGTCTGCGCGGAGCGATGGAAAACTGCATTTAACCGCTTTGACGATATGGATGAGAGTATCAAGAGAATAGAAACGATACTTATTTCTGCATGTGGAGGATTAATAGTCGGAGCTGCCACGGTATTTTTAACCATGTGGACAATGCACTCATAGGAGAAAAAATGATGGAAATGGATTACAGTAAAAAAGATATAACAAAAGCACCAAAAGTAAAAAAGACCCCAGTAGTACCAGAAGGATGGGAACTATATGAAAAAAGAGGTCTTTGGCACGCTAAAGGTGACACTCATGAAATATTTAAAACTAAGGAAGAAGCACTTAAATGGCTAACGAAATAAAGAAAGCCCTCGAAGAGGCAGTGGAGAAAGAAAACGATTCTCCAGAACTTACTGGTAGACTTAAAAAGCTACTAGCAAGAAAAAAGAATTTACAGAGAAAAACACATAACCCAAAACGATCTAGAAGATGATAAGCAAGCAAAGACTTGCTGAAGAATATAAGTGGGTTCATAAAAATACTACCACAATGAGTGGGAGAACTACTGTAAAGAACAGCGATAAAATAAAAGAGGTAATTCAAAAAGTAAAACCTTTTAATATTTTAGATTATGGATGTGGCAAAGGTTGGCAGTATACAAGAGATGAAGTCCACAAAGAGTGGAATATACCAATGCCAACACTTTACGATCCTTATGTAGAGGAGTATAGTAAACTTCCAGGAGTAGGTACTAAGTATTTTGATTTAGTACTATGTGTAGATGTAATGGAACATATACTACCTGAAGAAGTTGATGAAGTATTACATTCAGTATTCTTTTTAGGAAACTTTGTATACTTTCATATTGATACAAAACCAGCATTAAAAGAATTTAGCTGTGGTACTAATTTTCACACTAGTCTACATGAAAAAGACTGGTGGATTAATAAACTAAATGAGTATGGAAAGAATTACCACGCAGACTTCGAATAAAAAGACACACAAAGAACGATTACAAATATGTCAAAAGTGTCCAAACTATAGTAAGTTTTGGAAAACTTGTAAGATATGTCATTGTTTTATGCCCCTCAAGACTAAATTAAGATGGGCAGAGTGTCCAGACGAGCCACCTCGTTGGACTTAGGAGAAAAATATGCCAGGACATTATGGAATGGGCAAGAAGAAGAAGAAAAAAGGCGGAAAGAAAAAGAAGTAACCAAAGTTTTAACCTGAGGAGGTGATCAAAGTTTAGGATTGGATGACCTTATACTAAGCTAAAGAGCATGAATATATTTCATGACACGGAAAAATATCAAGGGGTCTCCAATCCGCCCTTTATTTAAAAATTATGCAAAAATCAGTAACAGAACATTATAAAGAATTCTACGTCAATAACATTGTTAGCCCTAATAAGGCAAACTGGTTTCAAAGACTTTTTGTAAAGAAAGGAAATGCAAAATTTCTTAAAAAAGAAACTTGGGAAAGACTAGAAAATGAATCTAAATTAAATCAACAAGCAATTGGAGCTCAGCCATGGGTTATTTGGGCAGATGCTCATACATTAAGCGTATCAGATGAAGTAATCACTATCACTCGAGACGCAAATGGAAATACAAAACATTTTCAATATGGCTTGGATCAGTTTAACACAATATGTGTAAAAAATTTAGATGAAGGAAGAAAAATAGAAAATAATAATGGAGAATTTGTCGGTTTATATACTGTAGATTATTCTACAAAGAAAGTATACAGACTTACTTTAAGAAATAATAATAAAGTAAGACTTGAAAGAGTGATGAATGGCTATGTTACAGGATTACCCTGGTTTAAAAAACTAAATACAGCTAGGATTTGGGGTGCAAAATTAGATTTTACACAAACCAATTCTAACGGTAATGGGTATTAAGTGGTCAGTTTCTCGTAAGAGGAAAATAAACTGCGCAAGACCCCGGGGTTTTTCGCAAAAGCAGTACTGTAAGCGTCAAAAGAGAGGCGGAAAGTACAAAAGGAGATAATTATGTTAGGATTCTTTGAATGGCTCCAAGCATGGATAGCAGTCATCCCTACTATAGTGATGCTATGCTCATTCATAGCGGCTATAACTCCAACACCGATTGACGATGGTTGGATGAAGAAAGTCTATAAATTAATTGACTGGTTTGCTTTAAATGTTGGCAAAGCGAAAGACAAATAACATTACAGGGGTATCGTGGGCTGAAACGCCCACGGTGCATTAAAGGGAAATATGGCAGTAAGAAAAAGAAAGGCTACTAAGAAAAAGCCAGTACCAACAAATCCAACTCTTTATGCTAGAGTAAAAGCTGAAGCAAAGAGAAAGTTTAAGGTATATCCATCTGCATATGCAAATGGTTGGTTAGTAAAAACTTACAAAGCCAGAGGCGGAAGGTATCGTATGGGTACTGGAAGAAAGAGAAAATAATGGCTAAACCAAGTGGGGGATTAACAAAATGGTTTAAAGAGGGGTGGGTAGACATCTCTCGTAAAAGAAAAGGCGGAGGACATCCACCCTGCGGAAGAAAGTCAGCAAGAGGAGCAAAAGCTGGAGGATACCCAAAGTGCGTACCAGCAAGTAAAGCTGCAAGAATGACAGCAGCACAAAAACGTTCTGCAGTTACACGAAAAAGAAAAGCAGGTAATCCAGGTGGTAAACCTAGAAACGTATCTACTTTTGTTAAACGAAAAAGAACAACACGAAAAAGGAGAAAGTAATGACCAATCGAGCATTAGCACAAAAGTTAGAATTAACTAAAAGGCTAGTACAAATTGAAAGGTCAGTAGCGCACTTAATAATAAAAAGACGCAAAGCTTTATCAAAATTAGTAAAACTGAAAAATTATGCAACTATGCAGGAGTGTAATTTTCGAGATAAGCAATTAAAAAAGCTTATAGGAGAAAGAAATGGCTAGAACAGGCGGTTTTTTAAGCGGACCTACTGGTGTTCACAGCACTCAGAAGATTCGTAAACACAGACTCAATAGAGGGGTCACAAGAGACATGAATGCTGCAGCAGGTACTTTAGTAAATACAAAAGATGCTTACAGTGTTGGTGCAATGAGATATGGTGCAAGACCTAAAGCAATTGGTCCTAGATTTGGTAAAACTACTAATCCAAGAGGTGCCAGATTTAGCAAAAAAGGGGCAGGTAGAATATTACCAAGAAGAGGTAGATAATGAAAGCAGTATTAAGAGACGGTAAAATCGTACTAAAAAGCGGACATACTGATGCTGCTTCTGCTATTACGAGTTGTAAAGTAATTATTTCTCATTGCCAAATGATTCTAGATAATTTAGAAGGCAATGAAGAAATGTCTTTAGATACTTGGTGGACAAATAAAATTGCAGTGTCAGAACATGAGTTAGTACAAGCCGCAAACTACTTAGTAAGCGGAGATATGGATCACGACCATGGCACTGACAGCGAGTGAAAAAGCTAGATTAAAAAAGGTAGGGCTTACAGGATTAAACAAACCAAAAAGAACTCCCAACCACAAAACTAAGAAAGCTGTTGTAGCTGTAAAAGTTGGCGGTAAAGTAAAGATAATTAGATTTGGTGCGCAAGGCATGGGTCATAATTATAGTCCAGAAGCAAGAAAAAGTTTTAAGGCAAGACACGCGAAGAATATTCGTAAAGGCAAGTCTTCAGCAGCTTACTGGGCAAACAAAGTTTTTTGGGCAGGAAAAGGCGGTAGTAAAAAACGACCTCCAAAAGCACAAAAAAGAACATTCGGTATAAAACGGAGAAAATAATGAGTATACCTAAAGTAGATGGAAGAAAAGCATGGTTAGATGAGAATGAGCAACATGCTCATAGCTTTTTAGCAACTATGATGAGAGTAGAAGATAAAAGAAAGTTAAGTCCAGCAGAAATAAATTTAAAACAGATATCTGCTTCCTATATCTACTTATACGAATTAACAAAGCAGTCCGGGTTGTTGGACAACCCAGATGAATTAATAGAGTTTTTAAACGAGACAATACATTGATAGATATTAGCAGAAAAGATATCCTTAGTACTGAACTAATGTCTTTTGATGAAAACAAATTCATAAAACTACCTATAGATAGTTATATGGAGTTGCTTGGAGTTATTCCTAACTCATCTCAAACAGCATTAATCAATGCTATCAACAATCCCAAGTACCGTTTTGTTTGTGCTGCGATTTCTCGTAGACAAGGTAAAACTTATATTGCAAACATAATAGGTCAATTAATAACTTTAGTACCAGGTTCTAATGTACTACTAATGTCCCCTAATTATTCATTGTCTCAAATTTCTTTTGAATTACAAAGACAATTAATAAAGCACTTTGATTTGGAGGTCACAAGAGACAATGCAAAAGATAAAGTTATTGAGCTTTCAAACGGCTCTACAATACGTATGGGTTCTGTTAACCAAGTGGATTCAGTTGTGGGTAGGTCTTATGATCTTATCATATTCGACGAAGCAGCCCTTGTTGACGGCAAGGATGCTTTCAATGTTGCGCTCAGGCCCACACTAGATAAACAAAACTCAAAAGCAATCTTTATATCTACTCCAAGGGGTAGAAATAACTGGTTTGCAGAGTTTTGGCATAGAGGATTCAGCAATGAATTTCCAGAATGGGCATCTGTTAGAGCAACTTACCACGAAAACCCACGACTCTCGGAATCAGATATAGCAGAAGCTAAAAGAACTATGTCAGAAGCTGAGTTTAGTCAAGAATATATGGCTGACTTTAATGTCTTTGAAGGACAGGTCTGGGCATTTGATCATGAAGAATGTGTAGCAGACTTAGCTGAAATAGATACAAGTAAAATGGATGTTTTTGCAGGTATGGACGTAGGATACAAAGACCCAACAGCTTTTTGTGTTCTTGCGTATGATTGGGATTCAGAAAAATATTATCTTTTAGATGAATATTTAGATTCAGAAAGAACAACAGAACAACATGCTGTAGAAATACGAAAACTAATACATAAATGGAATATAGATTATATTTACATTGATTCTGCAGCTCAACAAACTCGTTACGATTTTGCACAAAATTATGATATTAGTACTCTTAATGCAAAGAAATCAGTACTCGATGGAATAGGACAAGTAGCTGGAATAGTAGATAATAATAAACTTATCGTTCATCAATCATGCAAAGAAACTCTACTTTGTTTAGACCAATATCAGTGGGATCCTAATCCAAACTTATTAAAAGAAAAACCTAAACACAATTATGCATCTCACATGGCAGATGCGCTTCGCTACGCGTTATATTCGTTCGAAACAAGCGCTACTACATTCTAATTATACCTATAAAAAATAGTTCTTGACATGAGTTTAAATTTTTGCTACAATTCTTATATACAAGTAGGTTTATGACTTTAAAAAGAGATTTAGTTAAATATGTTCGTGACAAGGCCAAGTCGCAATATAAAAAAGATACGGAATGTTACATCTGTGGAAGCACAGAGAATTTAGATTTTCATCATTTTTATGGATTGACTGAGTTGCTAGAATGGTGGATGAAAGAAAAGAAATTATCCATAAATACAGAAGAACAAATACTAGCAGTCAGAGAACAATTTATACTAGAAGAAAAAGATAAAGTTTATAACGAAGCTGTTACACTATGTCATACGCATCATCTTAGATTGCATAACATATATGGAAAAAGACCAAAGTTAATAACAGCAAAGAAACAAAGACATTGGGTCGACATACAAAGGAAAAAATATGGCATGGTACGATAGATTTTTAAACATACAACGAGAGGAAAAAGAAAATCCTGCTCAGTATGTTATTTCACGTGATCAAGGTATTACTATTGATTCACGAGAAAATACTATTAGTTATAGAAATGCCTATGAACAATTAGAAGTGGTAAACAGAGCAGTCAACATGATTGTGGATGACTCTGCTGAAGTACCATTTGATGTTGGAGAAAAAATAACAGGCATATCTCCTATAAAGAAAGAAATTAGAAGAAGTAGAGTAGATCTACTACTAAACAAAGAACCAAATCCTTATCAAGATATAAGTACCTTTAAAAGAAATCTGATAATTGACTTATTGATTGATGGTAATATCTTTGTATATTTTGATGGTGCGCATCTGTATCATCTTCCAGCAGAACATGTAACTATACATAGTGATGAAAGTACTTATGTAGAAAAGTTTACATATGACCATTCAATAGATTATAAACCATCAGAAATTATTCATATAAAAGAAAACAGTTTTAACTCTATTTATAGAGGAGTACCGAGACTCAAACCTGCCTTTAGAACTATGCAGTTACTATCTAGCATGAGAAAGTTTCAGGATAACTTCTTTAAAAACGGAGCAGTGCCAGGATTGGTACTAAAATCACCAAACACTCTTTCTGAGAAAATCAAAGAAAGAATGTTACAAGCCTGGGTTGCTAGATACAACCCAACTTCAGGTGGAAGAAGACCGCTATTTTTGGATGGCGGATTAGAAGTGGAAAACTTAACAGAAATAAACTTCAAGAATTTAGACTTTCAAGAAGGCATAGCCACAAATGAAAAAATAATTCTAGAAGCATTAGGTGTTCCACCGATTTTGATGGATAGTGGTAATAATGCGAATATTCGCCCTAATCACCGTCTTTATTATTTAGAAACCATACTACCAATTACAAATAAAATTAGGTATGCTTTCGAGAGATACTTCGGTTTCAAACTCGATGAAAACGTATCAGGAATACCTGCTCTACAACCAGAGTTGAGAGACCAAGCAGGTTACTATGCAACTCTTGTAAATACAGGTATTATGACACCGAATGAAGCAAGGGAGGCGTTAAGACTTGAAAGAGTGGAAGGATTTGATACACCCAGAGTTCCTGCGAATATCGCAGGTTCAGCCGTCAATCCAGAAGAAGGTGGCAGACCAGAGGAAACCCCACCAAGCGAGGAAAATTAAAAATGACAAAAGATATGATGATAAAGGCTTTATCAGACTTCATAGCCAGCAAAGGCGTTGAAACTATGACACTAGCCGACTACAAAGGTTTTGGGAATGACGTACCTGTAAAAGATTTTATGCTTAGAAGAGCATTTGGGTCTTGGAGCAGAGTATTAAGCGTTCTTAAAAAAAGATATCCTGTCCAAGTAGTAGTGAAGGAAGTACCTAAGAAAGTAACTCCTAAAAAAGAATCTACTAAAAAGGAAGTTAAAGATGTCAAAAAGTAACGAAAAGATATATCAATGGACTAGCACTTTTAAATCATTAGGTGAAACTGATGATGGTGGAATTAATATAAAAGGTTCTGCAAGTACAAATGGACTAGACAGAGCTGGAGATATTATCGAAAGCGAAGCATGGATGAAAGGTGGATTGGAGAACTTTAAAAATAATCCAATTATTCTTTTTAACCATGACTATAATAAACCAATTGGCAGAGCCACTGGTTTAGAAGTGACCGATACTGGATTAGAAATATCTGCAAAAATATCCAAAGCAGCTGGAGATATTACACAATTAGTTAAAGATGGTGTTCTCGGAGCATTTTCAGTTGGTTTCAGATGTAAAGATTCTGAATACATGACTGAGCACGATGGATACAAAATTAAAGATGCGGAACTTTTTGAAGTTTCTGTAGTATCTGTACCTTGCAACCAAGGGGCAACTTTTGGACTAGCAAAGTCATTTGATAGTATGGAAGAATACAGAAGTTACCAAAAAGAACTTTTACAGGCTAACTCAACCGCAGCAGCAGACGCTGTTAAAATTGAGCAGCCAAGCGAGGAAAAGAAAATTCCTCAACATATGGAGACTGATATGTCAGAAGAAAAAAAATCTCCTGAAGTCGCTTTTGACCTTGAATCATTTGCAAAAGAAGTTGCTGAAAAAACTGCTACTTCTATCGCTATGAAACAAGCCGAGCAAAAAGCTAAAGAGCAGAAAGAAATGGAAGAGAAATCTTCTCTTGAAACTGCAGAAAAAGCTGCTCAAGAAGCTAAACAGGAAGAACAAAAGACTATTATCGAAGCAGGTTTGTCAGGAGCTGAAAAGTTAATGCAAGACCTCGAGAAAAGAGTCATGGAAAAAAATGAAGACTTGAAAACAGTCGTTGACCAACTTGAAAAGCAATTAGCTGAGAAGTCAGAGGAAATCATGAGCATTCGTGAGTCCAAAAGACATTTCTCTGATAGACAAGGTCAAGGAGACTGGAAAAAAGCCTTTGAAAACGATATTATTGACGCAAAATTTGCTGGTTTAGCTACTGGTAGAGGATGGGACAGTGATTATTCAAAATCATTAATGGAAAAAGTTAACGCTCATTCAGGTGTTGGCGTTTCATCTGCTGATTTCGAACAAGTCGTTTCAACAAACATAGAAAGAGATATTCAAAATGAATTAGTCTTGGCTCCTCTATTTAGAGAAATCCCAATGACTTCTGCTAATATGATTATTCCAATTCTACCAGATAGCGGTTATGCTGAATTTGCTTCAGCTCAAACAGCTTCAGGCTCAAGCCCACACGGTAACTTAGCCGAAAGAGGTGACTCATACGGGTCAGCTTATGGTGGAGTTGATTTAACAGAAAGAACTCTTTCAACTAAAAAACTTATTTCACAATCATACTTAGGTAATGAGACAGAAGAAGATGCAATTTTACCAATTCTACCTTTAATTAGAGAGTCTATGGTTAGATCACACGCTAGAGCAATTGAAAATTCTATCTTAGCTGGTGACGATGCTGACGGTGCTTTTGGTACTGGTGGCGCATCTTTCGAAGGCTTACTACACTTAGCAAGAAATGATTCAGACTACACACAGCCATCAGGGACTTTCGCGTCAACTGATTCTGTAACTGCTGCTGACTTACTTGCACTAAGAAAGAATATGGGTAAATATGGTGTTAACCCAGCAGACGTAGTTTATGTCGTATCACAAGATGTGTACTATAATCTACTAGAAGATGCTGAGTTCCAAGACGCTAACCTAGTTGGCGACATGGCTACCAAGCTAAGTGGTGAAATCGGACAAGTATTCGGATCAAGAGTACTATTATGTGACGAGTTCGCTTCTAAAGCAGCTGCTAAGTTTAACGCTATTGCAGTATACCCAAGAAACTATGTAATGCCAAGATTAAGAGGTGTTACAATTGAGTCAGACTACGAAGTAGCTAACCAAAGAAGAGTCCTTGTGGCTTCACAAAGACTTGGTTTCATCGATTTAATTGATGGTGCAACTTCAAAATGGGCACAAATGTATAAAGCTTCAGCTTAATACTACGATGGTTTTGGTGGGTTTCCTTAAACCCACCCTTTTTAACTATGGCAGACTTAATAACAGTAAACGAATATAAAGACGCAGAAGGCCTTCGAGGGGAGAAGGACGACGACCGTTTAGCTGTTATAGTACCTCAGGTATCTGATTTAGTTAAGAAGTATTGTGGCATATCTTTTATAGATTATGTCAGTACAAGTAAGATTGAAACTTTCAGTATTAATGATAATTCGACTACCACCTTAATTATGAGTGAAAGTCCGTTAATTGCGGTTAGTGCTGTTGAAGAAAGAACATCTTATTCAGAAGACTATAAAACTTTAACTACAGGTAATTATGAATACTATGTAGAAACTGAATCAGACGCAGTTATAAGAACAACGAAAGAGGGAAATCCTACACCTTTTGCTAAAGGTATGGGTGCAGTAAAAATTACATACACCGCAGGATATTCTACTACACCGAAAGACTTACAACTCGCATTATTTGATTTAGTAAATTACTACATGAAAGATGAACATAAAGAGAGAAGAACTTTAGGCGGAGCGCAAGTACAGAATCAAGGAACTTCTGGAATTAGAGATAACTCTGATTTTCCAGACCATATAAAAAGAGTACTTGACTTGTATAGAGTTATTATATGATAGATGCAGTAGAATCATTCTTTAAACGAATGATGGAAGAATCTAACATTCAAGATGCAAGAGGCCGTTCTGATGCTACTTATGAACATAGATTCTTAATAAAACAAAAGAATCTAGTAAATATGATGGTTGACCGAGTAATACAAGCAAGAGAAAGAGCAGGACTTCCTCCAGCTAGTAAAACTACAATTGCTAATATAGTAAAAACAAGAGTCTGGCATCAAGTATACTCAGAAGCAAATGTTAGAAGAGCATTTAGAAAGTATTTTGGGTCTACTGGTAAAAGCGGTGGCATATTTGTTTCAAAAGGTAGAGGTGGAAGTATACAGGTAACCTATCATAGAGGTAAGTATGCTGAAACCTATACTAAAACTACTGGGGAACCAACAAATATACCTAAAACTAATATGGCAATGCAAGACCTTTGGTATGATGCTATATCAGCAATCAAAGATGAAATGGGTAAAAAACGAGGTTTAGGATTTACTACTCAA